AGATTTCGTACTGAGTTTATCATTAATAACTTCTTTTTTACAAAGATAAACAAAAAAAAAAGAGGGTTGAAAAAATCAACCCCCCTTCATCTAAATGTGTACCTGCACTAACTTAGTTTTTTTTCTAAGTATTCAAGTTTTTCTATTCCTTCATCTGACTTAAAGTAAGATGCAATGACGTGCATGGGGTCTTCCCCATATGGAATAGTTAATAATCTTTTCTTATTCGAAGGAAGATTAAAGTAAACATCTTTGTTTTTGTTTCTATATGCTAACATTCTTTCATCAAAAAATTGTTGAATAGTAGAATGTAATTTTAATGCAGGGTCTTCAAGAGCTTCTAAAAATTCTGCGGGATAGTTTCTCGCATAAACCAACATATCTCTTTTTAACTCTGCTGTAGACATTTTGGTAACATCACCTTTTAGGATAACCCTACCTAAAGATTCTAACTGTTCAAGCTTTAAAGTTTTAGCTGCAATTAAAGCGTCCACTTCAACATTCATTGCCTCTACTTCTTTTGCTGCATCTTTTGCCGTATCAACCTCTTCAAATTTTATTCCATTTAAAGGATGATAAGCTAAGAATTTTTGTAAAGCTTGGTTTTGTTTTCTAACCCTTAATAATCCTGACTCAAAAATAATAGGAGTAACTATAGCGTTACCATCTTGTTCATCTTTAAAAGGACTCATTTGATTAGTTGCGTATCGAATTTCTCTGTTCTCCCCTGACTCATTGTCAAAATGTAGTAGAGGTCTACGCTTGGAACTTTTGGAAGGGAGCATAAAACTCAATGGAGCTGCTCCTCTTGTGAGTCTATAGACTCGGTCTTTTATTTCTTTTTTTTGTTTCATTACATTAAAATTAAATTATATTAAAAAAGATAGGGGTGCCCGAAGACACCCTTATCATATTTACACTACAAATATTATTCTTCGAATAATACAAAGTTGTTAGCACCCATAACGCAAACACATCTTTCAGATAAGAAGTTAACTCTCATCTCATCAATGTCCGTTGTAGCTGCTCCACCTGCTGAACCTGTTATCCAAGTCTTGTAACGTCTGTCTTCAGTTTCTGAAGCTCTATATCTAACGTGCAAGAAAGGTCTCTTAGCGTTTTTACCAAGAACTTGGTCATAAACACTTGTTGAACCTGCAGGAACTAATAAACCTGTGATAGCACCTGAACCTGCAATAACAGGGATGTTAGTTAAACCACCTCTCATTGTTGGGTCGTTTAGGTACTTCCAATCAGACTTATAGAAGTCATAACCTCTACGGAATCCTGTGAATCCTAAGTTAAGAGCCATTTCCTCATCGTTGTCAAATAGTCCATAAGATGAACCACCTGCTCCGTAAGAGTTTTGTGCTGCTAACATATCATCAATATCGAATCCGAATTGTCTGTTGACAAAGATTACGTTTTCTTCAATTGCTCCTTGCTTGTCTAATCTATCAATAACTGCATCAAAGTCAGCTAATGCATCAGGGTTACCACCACCCCATAAGTTTCCTCTTGTTCCTACTGCGTGGAATACACCTTCAGAACCAATGAAACCTGCGGCTAAAGCACCTGAAGCTACACCCCCTACATTTTCTGCGGGTACTGCTTCAATCATAGATGTTTCTAAGTAGTCATCAAATCTAAGTCTTGTTTCGTGCTCAGATTTTAGGTACCATAGATATCCTGAACCTCCATCTTCTGTTGTAATTTCAACCCATCCAATTTGAGCCATATCTGAACCATTAACTAGATATGTATCTTTTAAGATGATTGGGTTGTTTTCAAAGATGTAGTCATCAGATTCTAAGGAACCATCCATTCCTGCTGTTCCTTTTTGGAATTCAGAACCATAAATGAATACTGTTACATCAGCATTTCCAACACCTGTACCTGCGGTAACTAAACCTGCGGTTTCATAGAATGCTACTGTAAATTGTAAGATGTTACCACCAACAGCAACTGCTGTAATAATACCTTTGTTTTCACCTGAACCATTGTTTTGATTAATCACAACTGTTTGTCCCTCTCTAAGAGCGGGAGCACCTTGTGCATCAAAAGGATTGCTTCCTGTGATTACAGTACCAACAGGGTTTGCACCTATTGCTGAATCATTAATTTGGAATGTTGCTGTAGCTGCACCTGCGGCTGCTGCACTTCCTACTTCTACATATTTAATATGTAGTCTGCCTTGTTCTGCCCATTTAATAAGGTCAGAATTAGAAGGCATCTCAGCTCCTACCATTCTTAGGAATGAGCTTAATGTACGGTTACCATATCTTTCAAATTCTTTCTCATATGTATCAGGTAGATACTGATTTAAGAAATCAAAGTTGGTAATATAGTTACTCTCTAGTGGTACTTTCTGTGCAGAAGGCTGCAAAGAAAAACTAGGAGAACCGGCTAAATTTCCTGCCATAATTACTAATTTTTAAATGTTATTATTTATTCTTATTACTTCTAATTTTGAGTCCTCTTCCCTCACTAGGGTTAATCGCTCGAATTGTCATACCATCCTTCTTTGTTACTTGAGGTGCATTCCTCGTAGACATATTAACATTTTTTATTTTTTTTGTTACATCTGTCGTAGCATCGGCTTGTCCTTGTTCATAAAAGAACTTAGCAAACCTTTCAGGATTTTGTGCAATTGACGCAGCTCTATGGTATCCTACTGCATCATTGATTAATCCACTTTCTTCATCAAGATATTTTTTGATAAAATTCATTGAATCAGAATTAAGCTTCTTAATCTCAGACACATTCTTAGAAGGTAAAAAAGTAATAACTTTATCTTCACCAACCTTGAAGTCAAAACCTTTGAACTCCGGATGAAAAACTTCTTCGGTTTTATTTAAAAACCACTCTCGTTTCCTTTTCGCTTCCTCTTCATAGGTCTGAGCATCGTTTACATATTGGTTATAAGCATCGAGTTTTTCTTGTTGCTCCTTAGAAAAAGATTTACCACTTGACTCAAGAGGCTCCTTGTACATTTCTTTTTGCTTCTCAAAAAACTTACGAGCTTTACCAACTTCTTTTTTAAAAGCTAACTTCTTTTTTTTGACAATATTATCTTCGTCTACTTCCTCGTCATAATTAAAATCATCCAACATATATTGAATATCATCTTCATCTAACGAATCTTCTGTAGTAGAATAATATTCTCTAAGAAGCTGCTTTTCGTCCATAGCTTTAAAGTCTCTATTCAATTTTGAATAGTCAGCAAAGCTACGTCCTGTTTCTTTTTTGTACTCCAAATATGCTGCAATATCCTCAGGAAGTTCTTGATTGCTTTGTTTAGTAGCTAACAAGTCTTCAACGGATGCAACTTCTTTGTTGTATCGGCTCTTAATAAATGAAAGAACGTCTTCCTCTTTTAACTCTGAGGATTGAGTTATTTCTTCTTTTGGTGTTTCAGCCGGAGCCTCTACACTCTCTTGTACCGGTGGGGTAGATTCAACTACCTTTTCCACGGTGGTGTCTTCAGATGTTTTGTCTGAAGCTTTATCTAGAACTTCTTGTTCTTTTTGGGATGCTGACTTTTCGTCAACAGACCCAAGGTCTTTTACTATTATATCCATTAGATTAAATTTTTATACAAAGTTAATAAATAATTTTTGTTCAAATGATTCACTATCTAGGGTCGAACTCAGCTAAGTCAAATCCGTCCAAACTATCTTCATTTGATTCAAAATTCTGTGGAGGAAGAGCATTCTTCCTTTGATTAATAAGCTTGGATTGTTGAGTGTTCTGCTGTGAGATTCTGTCTTTCTTTGCTTCCTCCCTAGCTCCTTCTCTAAAAGCCAATGCTTGTTCTGAAATACCTCTAAGTTGTTGATTATATTTAAACTCTTCTGCCATCAACATTTGTTTTAATTGAGCTTCATTATTCATCTTTTCTATTTCAAAAGATATTTCAGCTTGTTTTAATTGCATCTTTCCATTTAACTCAGCTTCTTGTTTTTGCATTGCCAATTGAGCAGCCATTTGTTGTGATTGCATTTGAGCTTGAGCTTGAGCTTGTTGTTTTTGAGTTGCCATTCTTTCTTCTCTTTCTTGCTTTTGTTTTCTTTTCAACTTCAATAATTGATTAGCAAGTTTAAGATTTTTTATTTCCCTTATATCTATAGCATCTTCCAAATTAATATCCTGCTTAGACAAAGCCATTTGTATATTTTGTTCTAATTGAGCTTTTTGTTCTTCATCAGGAGCTACGTCAATAAAGATTCCAAAATCATATATATATAAATCAGATATATCACTTAATATACTGACGTTATATTTTCCAATCTTGTTTACAAAATCATCTTTGAAATCTGCGTACTCTAAAATATCTGCAACTCTATAAGTTAAAGCTTCAGATAAAGTTCTGAATACATACAATGCTCCATCAAGTATGTGTCGAGTAGCTACATTAGAATTCAAAGCAGCTAATTTTTGTAAACCAACCAAAGAGTTAGGGTCAGGAGTAGAAGCGTCTCTTGCTTCGTTTAATCCTGTAACCTGTCTAATCATTCCTAAATAATGATTATAATTAGCAATTAACATTTGAGCTTTACTAGCTCCTGAACTACTAGCTATTTCTTTTATTGGAACTCTAGCTTGGTTAAAGTCACCATCCTGTGTGTAGCTTCTACCTATAACAGAACCGGTTTGAAAATATAACCTCAATGCATCTTCAGGATTATAAGCATTACCTGTTCCAAGGTCAACCTCATTTAATCCATCCGCATCAATATAAACTCCGTCAGGTACAGTTCTAGCAATTACTTGTTGTAGTTTTAAATGAGTTACTTGTATTAAGTCGGCAAACGGAATCATTCTTCTAACTAAAGATTCTATTACTCCTTTATACATTCTAGGTGCAACAGCTACATAGTTAGGCATAGCGTGTTGAGATGCTGATTTTGGTCTTACCATATTTGTGGCTAACTCCCACTTTAATAATATATTAGTACCCATAACCATTATACCATTATACCATACGTCAATAGTTTTTTCTATCTTCTCAAAGTTTGCTTCCTCCATAATTTCTACAGGTGGATTGAATTGGTCATCTTTTTCTATAACCTTGCTTCCTCCTGTTTCCATTATTTTTTTCTTATATACTATTTTTTTTGTAGTCTTATAATTAAAATAAAGTAAAGTGCACGTATCTCTATAGAACATATCATTTTCATAATACTGAGCTACGTTGTAGTAATCATACCAATTTTGACTATACTTACTTATTTCCTCTAAATCTTTATTTGTCAAATCAGGGTCTATCTTCATTAACTCTATAATAGGAAGCGTCTTAACTTCTCCCCAATAAAAACAATCTTTAAAGTGTGGGTCTTCCGTATAACTATATACTATATTTGCAGGGTCTACATATTTAATTTCTACTCCTGAGCCGGGTAAAAATTCGTGTTTAGCTACAGCAATACCTAAAACAGTTAAGTCATAGTCTAATCTTTTTCTTAAATCTATATAATGATTTTCTTCGAATAAAGTATTAATAGCTTCTTCTTCGGCTATCTCTATTGAAGGCTTGTAGTTAAGTTGCATATATAAAGACAACTCTTCATCTGTTGCGGGGAGTTCTTCAGGAGATACTGTAAAAGGGTCATAACCTGATTGTTTCTGTACGTCCAAGAGAAAATCCTTTGAGACCATTTGTGCCTCAACCATATCTTGATACTTACTTCTTTTTGCTTGTGACATTGCATCTTGTGCATATGCCTTTACTTTGAATAATCTGTCCGACATTCCGTTGACAACTATATCCACAAACTTAGGAATGACAGGCACCGGAGTCCAATCTAAGTTTAAATAACTTAGGTCACCGTCCACGGCTAATTCATTCTTATATTTTGCGACTGACTGCTCACCCCTTGCATAAAGTCGCAATCTGTGAAATTGACGGAATTGGTCGTAAAACCTACAACTCATTCCATCCCTACGAAACCATTCATACTGTATAGCTTGACCTATTTGTAAGCCGTACTCATCAGTTTCTTTTTCTGCGTCAGATACAAATTGACTTGGGAAAGCTGCAGATTTTATATTTACCTTTACATCTTTCATCTAATTATTTCACTTTGTATGCCGGTATTAGTATACCTTGCAAAGTTAAGTTTTATTTTTGACTCTTTTCTTTCAGGAGTATATAAATGCTTCTGACAAGCCATTATAGCTAATCCCGAACTAATACTTGCATCAAACTTAGTTCGGTTGTTTATATCAAACTTTGCCCAATCCAATAATGTTCTATTAAAAGGCATAGTTCCCATCTCTCCTTCGCTTCTAAATATCTCTTCAAAATCTATTCCTATATACTTTTCTATATATGATTCCAATGCTGCTGCGTGAGATTGTTTTACCTCCTCGCTTGTATTAGGAATCCCACCTAATTCTTTTTCTGTTTTAGAAAGTCTATTAAAATTCTTATCCGGTCTATTTAAACAATATTTTCTGTAACCTCTGTTTTTAAAATGATACAATAATCTAGGTTTATTATTTTCTATTAATATAGGCATTCCATAAAATACACAAGCCATAAGTACATCCTCAAAGAATATCTCAGCAGTCTGTGGTCTTGCAATATACTCTAAAAAAAATTCATTGCTTGGAGCATCATCCATATTAAACTTGGTCAAACCGTGTAAAGCTCCATTAGAACCCCCACCTCCAACTACTCCTGATATATCATAGCTATCGCATCCAAACGCACCTAGATGTTCATTGCCCGGAATCTTAATTCCATTTCTTTCGTGAGCGTGATTTTGAATATTACTTGAGGGTAACCACGAAATATTAAATCTTCCTTTATTGTCAGGAACCCAAATTACTTTAGAGTCTTTAACTCCATTTTCCCAAACAAATTTTCCTTTTGTTATATGATGGTCTTTAATCATAGATTCATTATAATCTATTTGTTGGTATAACTTACTCAGATTAAATATAGAAGATTTACTTTCATCTCTAAATGCGTGAGCAGTTGTTCTAGGAAACTGTCTGTAAAATTCATTTAGATTATCAGCATCTCCTTTTAACGATTCAACTTCACCCTCCCAATACTTGATTGCACTTGTATAGATTGGTTCACCGTCTACTCCTTCAGCTTCCACTTTAGGGACTTCCAATACAGGCATTCCATACCGGTCAATAAAACCTTCCATATTCCATTCCATTGGAATAAATAAGTTATATAGTCCACTCTTAGTTTGTCCATTAGCGTTTCTATTACTTACATCGGAATCATCATAAAGTTTTTTAAAATTATTTCCACCTTTATCTAAAGCATTAGAAGTAGAACCCATCATACATTTACCAATTACTTTACTACCCAACCTTAAGCAGGTTTTAGTTACATTCCAATTGTTTAAAATATTATTAGGCTTAACCCATTTCCCACTCTCATCGTGAACTAAAAGTAAAAGCTTTTCTCCATCATAAGAGTTATCGTCAGTATTTTTCCAATCAATAGTGGTATCTAAACCTTCCATATCATCCTCAAAAACTTCATGCATATTTTTCTTAGTAATCTTGGAAGCAGGAACCCTAAAAGCTAATTCTGTTTTAGGCTTATCCATACCATCCATAATAGGTTTAAAAAAGAATGGGAGTCTACTATTTATGGGAACAACCTTATCGGTAAACATCTTTTTAGCATCGGCACCTGTTTTAGATAGGATTCCTATTCTTGAATCTTTTGCAAGTGTGGCAGTATTTATACATTCTGAAGAACCCATAAATGAAAATCCTGAACGTCTAATTTTTAAATATATCATTCCATAGCTTCTTGAGTCAGCTTTACAAGCTTCCCAAAAAATAAAGAATGCTCTATTAGCTTCTCTGTAGTCAGGATATCCTACATCTATTTTTGTCCATTGAAGATACATATAATGTGAACCTGTTATATAAGTTGGCTTACCTCTATTCATAAACCAAAAGCCTTGTTCTCTATAATCAAACTCCGTTTCTATATAATCAATATATTTATCCTTAAATGTATTTGGCATATCATTCCATTGGAATATGGATTTAATTCTTTCTAGATTTTTAGGCAACTCTTTTCTTTGCCAATACTGTTTCAACTTGCTTTCGTTTCTAGAATAAATATTTTTGGGAGATTTAGGAAGTCCAATTTTTAAATTAGATATTTCAACCACTTTATCTATTTGACCTGATTTAGATATAACTACTATATCATATTTTTTATTATAACCATATACCCAACTTCTTGCCCTATTTTTATTGGACAAAACATTTTTTGGTATACAGTTTTTAATTTCTTTAATCATCTAGACCTTCGTTCAGCAAATCCTTGTTTAGTTGTTGGCTTACCCTCACTCATTTCTATTGCTTCTTTTTCTCCTTCTATTTTAGATAGTATCTCAAAAGCATCCATAATACAAAGTTTTTTTGTTGCTGCTGCATTTTTTAATCTATCTGCAGCTAGGTCGTCATCTAAATCGGGTTTAATAATATCTTCCTTTGCAACCTTTATAAGTTGTTCAACAGCTCTATATCCTGCTTGAATTATTTTTAATTTAGTTTCTTTGAGGTTCATAGGCTATAATATTTTTGGAACGAATTCTATAAAGTTTATTTTCATCAACCCTAAATGAATATTCTGAGTCAGGCATAAAAGTTACTATATCTCCTATCTTGATTCCTTTTAACTCAATCGAAGGACAGGTGTATTTCATTATACCCATTAAGGGTTCGTGTGTAAATGGTTTATATATATATGTTTTGGTTTTAGGTAAAGGTGCTACAAAACAAAAAGGCTCAATAGCAAACCATTGAGTAATTTTTTTATACATATAATATTGTGTGTCATCTACAAAAAACTGATTGTCTTGAAAAAAACTTTTTCCACTTTGCCTTCTTCCATACATATCATTATAATATTTAAAGACATTATGATGAACCAAAATGGTATCTCCTTCTTCTATGGGTCCGTTATAATTTAAAGGGGTTGATAATACTACAGCTTCTCTATTTGAAAACTCTGCAGATTCTTCGGAAGTATTGATTATTAACTCTAATCCTTCAACATTTTTTACATTATCATACCTTCGCTCATTGGCAGGTACAACTATAAATTGATTTGGTGACTTCATTATTCATTTGATTAAAATTGTATATTAAATTCTAAAGTAACAGGCATTGTGGAATTAAATTGTTTCCACAACAAAACCTCTTGCTCATCCGTATCTTCTATATAAATTTGATAAGCATCTTCCTCTACACTATATTTTATTAAATGAATTATGTGTCTACCATTTAGAACAGACTGTCCAACTAGATAGTGCATTCCTCCTGACTTGTAGTCAGGACCTATAGAAATTTTTCTTATTTGCATTTTATTAAACTGTTTCCTCGAATAAAAAGGAAATTGCTAACTCACCATCTACCGGTGTTACAGAACCTGATTCTTGTCCTATTACGCCAATATTTGTAAATTGAGGTATTATAATATTTTCATTAGCTAAATCAACTTGACCCGAAGGGTATGTGCCGCTATTATTATTATCTAAACCAAACAGAGCTCCGCTAGTATTTATAGCTGTCCAATTAGCAACAGTAGCAGAGTCACCATCGTTTACACGCCCAATATCAAAACGTACTGAATCACCCACATTACTAAAGGTAAGTGGTTGGTCTCCTGTGTAAACATAACTAACTTGCATTAGCTTGTATTTTCTTAAAGTCCTAATTAAAGGAATCTGACTGTCAGGAGTTACGTTAGATGTCCACTCCATATAATCATATCCAACAGGACTTGCTGTCTGTGAACCTAAATTAGCAATCAATCCATTCATAACAGTATATCCGACACCTATTGATTGAGATAACGCAGCAATAGATTCAAGAGTTACATTTTTTGTAGCATCTTGGGGATTGCCATTTACTTGAGTAATAATTACTTTATCTCCGGCTACCGGTGTTACTAGGGGATATTGATTAATCTTTGACATCTTGATGTTGTTTTACTGTTCCT